GAAGGAGTTCTTTAAGTAGTTGTGCGCGTGAAATAGCCATTATTTATTCTCCTAGACGCCGGTTGCAAGGCGATATTGATGAATGCCTTGGTTCCACGACACCAGAACTTCGACAAAGGAACCAGTCGCCGGGGCGGTATCAGGCACAACATCCACAACTTTGCACGGGATTGCTGCCGTGGTTGCGGTGCTGTTCAAGACGGCAAATGCGCTGTTGCCGGTGGTGGTGCTACCTGCATTAACAACCAGCGAAGTATTCCCGCCAACCAGATTTGCACGAGTAGCTTGAGCAACGGTAGTCGTGCCAGAAACAATCGCAGCCTTCATCACCAGATCAGGATCATCCGCAACATACGCGGTAATTGCGGTCGAAGTGTCCGGGGTGCCGGTGGTCAGGGCGGGGAAATACTGCCCGTAAATGCGCTGACCCGATGAGTTGATGTAGCTGCAACCCATAAAGATACCAACGACGTTAACGGTAGTAGCGGTCAGCACAGCCGTAGTGATACAGCCGTTGGATGACATCAGAACAACGTCACCAAAGTAAATGCTGGTGCCGTGCGCCGTTTGGATCGGAATTTGCCGGGTTGAACCAGCAAAGACTTGTCCGCCCAGCAGATTGACGGGGATTAGCCCGTACGGTGCTGAAACAGTAGGATAAGCCATTTAAAACTCCTAAGATTAAGCTCCGGTGCCAAAAGTGACTTTAGTCCGGTGGTCTTTGAAAAGTGGCATCCGTGGATCGTTTTCCCGCATGAGGTTGTTATCCACAGACTGCATTTGTTTATCCGTTTGATCTTTGAAATACGCTCTCCGATCATCCGTTATTTCCGTTGGCATCTTGCAAAGCATGAGACCACCAATCACGACGTTGTCCTTAAACCGTTCATTCTCAACAGCCGACAGGAAAATCTCGGGGTGATCTACAGCTTTAACAGGCTCCCAACCTTCACGAAGCTTAAGGGAAACATTCATGGGGTCAGCTTCACCACGGGTACTTAGGCGCACCCAGCGAAAGTCATATCCGGCCTCGGGGTTGGGACTAGGCAATACATCCGGCTTAATCCAACTACGTTTCCGCTCTGTCTTTTCACGGGTCTCTAGTTCACGAGCAAGTCTGTTCTCAGCCATTTTGTTTCCTCATATCTTCAGCAACCTGTTTGGCGTAAAGTTCCAACGGAAGTCCCAACCGTTTAGCTAGGGCAACTTGTGTCTTCGTCAGCGTGATTTTTCTGGGCGCAACGCTGCGGGTTACAGGTGCCACTACGTTATTTCTACGACGCGGTTCCGCTGGTTCATCTGCTCCCTCGAAATTATCGGGGAAGACTTGGTGCATACGAGAGTTGATCTTCTCGTAGTATTCGTCAGATTGAGGGCTGACGCCCTGTTTCACCAGTTTCTGGTGCAACCCCAAGGCAAAACTGGTCATCTCATCATCAGGCCCAAACCACGGATTGTTTTTCTGCCAATCCAAAGCCCTTGAATCCACAACCTTTTGTGGGGCGATTGTTTGCTGTTCTACATTACTCTCTGACGCTTGTAAAGGGGGTAGAACATAATTATTTATCTTATCAGCTTTAATCTTGGCGGAAGTGAATTCTTCCTGTGCCTTAATAATAGCGTCCGGGTCACCTGCTTCGTAAGCTTGTTTATAGCGATATTTAGCTACATTAATTTCGCCTGTTACTTCCTTTTTAGCTTGCTCAAGAAGAACTTTTTGATTCTCGCTAACAGCGCCTTTAAGCTGTTTATTCTCCTCAACAAGCTGTTGAGCAATCCGTAGGGCTTCTTCTTTCTCCCTCTGGGCTGACTCTGCAAGGCGGCGTTGGTCGTGGAATCCCTTACTGAAGTGCTTGAGACGCTTACGGGTTTTTTCCGAGTAACTCTCAAGCTCTTCGTCGGTGATTTCATCGGGTTGTTTAGACTGCTTTTTGCCTTGATCTTCCTTGGGGGTATCATCAATCACCTCAATTTCGACTTCAGGTTCCTTTGCGGGTTCTTCTTGAGAAGCCAAGCCTTCAACGACGATTTGAATACTATCTTCGCCCTCTACAGCCGGTTGATTCTCTGGTTTTTCGGGGTCTGGAAACTCAAACTCTACTTTTTCAAAAGCCATATAAAACTCCTTATGCGCGGGTTACGCCACGCGGATCAGCTACGATGGCATCAATGCTGTCATCATTCATCAGGCGGTATTCCACCCCATCTACCTTGAAGCGTGTGCCGGAATTTGCACGGAACAGCACGTAATCCCCCGTTTTACACCACGGGCCTGTTGGATAACGCTCTGCATCAGCATAGGCTTGTGCGCCCATATCTAAGACCAAACCAACAACCGTCATCAGTTTTTCCTCAAATACAGTTTTGTCTGCCTTGATAATTCCCGCTTCACTGAAGGTTTCTTCCACCTGCGGTAGCGCGATCAGCAACTTGTAACCAACTGGTTTTGGAAGTTGTTGTTCCAATTCGTCGTCGGTTATAGCGATTTGTTCAGTCATCTTCTTCATCCATTTGAGAACGCGAAAGGTCTTTAGTTGATTGGACAGCAAGTCGTAGACCCCGGACACGACCCGCTACCTCACGATATTCGGCGTAGTCTTTAGCTCCACCGTTTATCAAGAAGTCCGCAGAGGAAGCAATGTCTTCCTCGAATTTTTCTATCAGCACATCAAAGATGGTCTTTGCCACTGTTTAATCCTTCTATTGTCTTGTTTGTGGTTTAGAAGTCTCATGCAACAACTTCATAGCTTCCAACTTTAATTTGCTTTTGGCTTGTTCATCCTGTGACCGAGTGCGGGTGTCGTTCTGCTGCTGTTGTGACTGCACCCTTGTAGTTTCCTTTTGCAAATCAACCTGAACGCGCTCTTTATCCAACTGCAACTTAGCTGCTGCAATCTGTGCGTCTGACTGGTCTTTCTGCGTCTTCCTCTGCACTTCAGACTGTTGAATCTGAACTTTGGCTTGCTCAAGCTGGAACATTGGGTCTTGGGCTTGTTGCTGGGCTTGTTGTTGTGCCGCCTGTTGCTGATGGGCTTGAGTCAACTGCTTACCAGCCTCTGCTACCAACCCAGCCAGCAACACTTCAACTTCCTCTGGCAACGGAGCATCGGGCGCGGGTAGCGGTGCGCCAAGCTTCTCTTCAATCTGTTTACGGTAGCTAAAGGCCAGATGCTCTGCGATGTGCGCTTGGGATGACGCCATGATCTGTTGTGCCATCGGGTTTTGACCAATAGTCTGGGCAATCATCGGGTCTTGCATGAAGCTGCTGTGTGTGGCGATGTGCGCGTCGTGGTCTTGGTAGATAAACGCTTTGACCGGTTTTCCCACCAGTATTGCCATGTTCTCAGACACAGGATCACGCGGTTTCTGATCTTCGCTTGTCGGCACAATCTTGTCCGCGTTTCTTATTCCAAGAACTTCAATCATCTGCCTGTGTAGATACGGCAGGTCATAAATCTGCGGTGCTTGCTGCGCCATTTGAAACACAGCTTGATACTGCACCACCCGTTGAGCCATCGTGCTGCTGTTGGGATCGCTGACCGGTATGACATCAACCATTGCATAATCGGACTTACGAGCGCGAGAAACACCCGTCTCCGGCTCATACTGATACTCTTCTGGTGCGAAGTCGGAGATGATGCCTTTGAGGAGTTTAAACTCCTGCTTCATGGCGAAGTGAACCCTAGACTGAACAGCAGCCATCGGTTTCAGGGTTCTTTCCAACAGGGCCAGAGTCGTTCCAACTGGAGCCTGTGCGCTCATGTCGGAGATGTTCATATCACTGATTGCACCTAGACGACGGCCCTCGTCAGTGATCTTGTCCAGCAAACTCATCAAGACTTGTGATGGCTCCTTATACGGGAGCGTCATAATGTTGTCTTTAATGGCTCCACTTGGAACGTCCACATCTCTGAACTCGCCCGGAGCAATCGGTGTATCGTCACCCTTTACACGCAGACCCCTCGACTTAAGACCGCCCGGAAGGTTTGATAAAGTCCCCGCATCGACTAATTGCCTGATAATTGCCGTTCCTGCCCGAGCATATCCGCCGATAATATGAATTAACCCCAGACCGTAAAACCCAAACCCCGGTACATATACATAATGCACAAAGTGGTTGCGCTTCAGTTTAAGGGTGTCGTCAGGTTCCCAATTACGCCGGATAGCTAAAACTTCCCCAGTGCCTTTTTCTATAGTCACGACATAAGGCTTGGCAAGCTCCATGTCCTCATCTTTGCTCTCCTCGTCAATCCCCGGCAAACAGCAATCAACGTGAACTTCATACAGGGTGTAGCGGTCGTCATTCGATAATGTGTATCCGCCCTCTGAAGCTTTTTTCTTCTCAATATCACTGAAGAACGTCTGCGGCTCTCCCAACTCAACATCTCTGTAAAAACCACTGACCTGAAGCTCCTTGACTTCATTCTTGGTCTTCCGCATGATGTGCGTGACGCGTTCAGCCATCTCAATATGAGATGCACCATAAGGCACAATCACATCTTCCGCTGGGACGTAAATAGATACTTGACGATCAAGGGTCGGGTCGTAGTAGACCTTTTTAAACGCGGAGCCAGCCAGACCAAGGCTGTAGAGCATTCGCTCATGCTCACTGCGATACTCAATCATCCGTTCGGTCAACTGATAGTTCATGTCATCTCTGACACGAAGTGCGGCTTCTTCTTTTTCTTTGGTGGACTTGCCAAGAATCTTGGTCTTTACCGGCCCCGCAGCGGGGAAGGTCTCGCTCATGGTCTCAGCTTGGAACCGGATGGCAGCTTCTGCCAACACAGTGGAATACACCCCACAAGCTCCATCCCACGGCTGAGTTCTTTCCTCATACTTAAACCCAACGACTTCCAACCCTTTGGCAAAGGTATCTGCCCATTCTTTACGGGCATTCAGGTCGGCATCAATATCTTCAATCAAATCACTAGCGAATGTGGATAACTCGCTTTCTTTCATCACTTCAGCAATGTTCTCGTCAAACTCGCTCTCGTCTTCTTCGGCGTCAGGAATCAACGTAATCTCAACGCTGCCGTCGTCCAGTGTGACCATCTCGGGATCAACAATATCAATCTGAAGGGCTTCTTCAGTTGTTTCATCCAAACCCTGCGGCGCTTGGTATAAACCTTTGTCCATGTTTGTTGCCATAATTTATCCTTAGATTAACTTCCAATTACCTTGGCTGTATTCTCGCGGCATTTGCACCGAACCGCCCGAAGCATATATATCAGGCAATTGTTGTGCTGGTAGCGCCTCTTGTTGAAAAAGTTGGCTTTGTGGGGTTACCATACGATCTTTCCCTAGTGCATCTCTAATAGAAGATACAACGTCTTCTTGAGACCCAAACATTTTTTGTTCCCAAGGTGCCAACCCAACGCCCATATTTGGCTCATCAGCAAGCATCACCAAACTTTTTTCGTTTCCCGTCTTGGCTAACGCTCTACTTCTATGCCTCCCCTCATGTCCAACTATTTCTGGAACTCCACCAAGCACTCTGGGCGCAGCTGCTGTCAATTGTGGCACTGCATCAAACGCCCCCACTTTAGATAAATGGGTAACGTAATCATCAAAAGAACCAAACCGCGCCGCATTAGGGCTGGCGGCTAAACTTTGCACATACTTATCCAAGGAAGGGGCAAATTTTTCAAAATCCTTCGGGTTCATTGTCATTAAAGCTTTGTTGTTGCTAAGAAACGCATCTCGCAAAGCTTTTTCTTGGTAAAGTTTTTCAAGATTTGGAATTTCATCTGCCGCACGTTGAACCCGTTGCTGCCCGTAAACTCCCGATTTATCTAA